CGAATGAAGAACTCCAGGTTCTAAATGAGAACTCAACATCAAATGTCTGTACTGTAGTGGCTTCAGCTGTAAACGCTACACCTGTTACATTAGATGGAAACGCTTCGTGTAATTCTACTGAATATAATGGTATATTGTCAACACCTAATTGATCTATCTTAACTGAACCATGATACATATCTGGATATTGAAGATTGTATGCTTCATCATACATATAACTCTGCCAGAGTTCAAATAATTGTTTATCTTCAAATGTTGTGTCTAACATAAATGTAGCTGTAATTTTATTTTCATATTCAACACCAGTTACATAAGGTCTCTCTGGTGTAGCACCACCATAATTCTTACCAGTTGTAGCTATAGTTTTACCTGGTGTTGTTACAGCTGTACATCTAAGACCTCTACTTCTGATATTCTGTGGTCCACGAATCTCTATATTGAATCTATCACTTCTACTCATAGAATCCATATGATTCATAAATCTGTTTATGTTCATTAAAATTTACTCCTACTTTCATTCCAGACTGTATTCTTATCAACTTTTCTAAATGATTCTGTTGGTAAGAAGATAGCTATTTCCCAGTCAGCTGGTTCTATTAATAATAATGGTGATTGTATTTGATTACTCAAATAATGTTTTAAACATGGTTTAAAGAATCTCATTCTTGATGTACTCTTTAATAGTTGATAAGTTACATTCATCTTTGTTGTTCTATCGTATTTGCTATTGTTCGTAATGTCGTATAACTCATCTAAAAATTGTGCCCTAATTAAAGGGTGTAAGTAATGTAAATTAAGTCCATAAAAACCACCTTTGGCTTTCTGAACAGGGATACATAACGGAAACCTATCATAGTATGGTAATGTTTGTTTTGTCTTAGGATCATATTGAAAATTGTACATAGATCCATATACTTGTCTTGATCGTGTCGGACCATCACCAATCAAAGCGGCTCGAGAGACTTTTCTGTTACTTACTGTGGAACGAAACCATTCCATTGAAGCTTTTGTTCGAGCGGCTATACCAGCTCTGAACGCTTCTTGTTCAAGTTTGTCGAATAGTCTCCCAGCCATAATTATAAACTCTTAAAATTTATGAGTGAAATGTAAAGACACAGCGTCTCCAAATTCAACTTCACTTTCTTTAACATCACTCATTACAAGTAATCCTAGAGTCATGCTATCAGATAAAGACCAATCAGCTTTTAACATCTTGACTTCTCTACCATCAGACCATTCTCCAAGTTCTAAGCTGACATCAGCCCATGAGATGAAAGGTAAACCAATGTTATACCATTCATAATCCATGTCTAAGTCAACACCTTCAGCTTTACCGTATGAAAAAGATTCATATCCTACTTGGAAGATTCTTTCTTCAAACTCTAAACCGTCAGAGTTGTCTCCACTATAACGATAAGCGATATACTCACCATTGAACCAGAAACCTGAATCAAATGATTTTGTGTATCCACCGAAAAAGTCAGACTCTAACTCTCTATCACCGTCTATATCAACGCTTGAGTTCCAGTTACCTATATAAAAACCTTGACCAAGGTCTTGTTCTATACCAAAGTTCACTGCTAGTCCATGATCAGTTTGTGTTTGACCACGCCACATATAGTCAGTGCTGATTCCAACATGACCACTCATTGCTAATGTAGATGTACTCAATAGTACACTACTTAATAATACTAATAATTTATTCATATATTCTCCTATATTATTTTGTATTTGACATTATATAATACATAATGTAGTTTATAGTATTTATGTCACTAATAGATGTTTATATCCTTTTCTGTAAGAATTCTCCATTTCCAATTACGATCTTTACAAAACGACATAGCTTGAGTCCATTTAGCTTCATTAACCATATAAGTTTGTACTTCTTTAAGATATCGCTTAGATGTTCTACCTGTCTTTGTAAGTTTCTTCTTTGGATTGGGTGGTGAACATTGACTGAAAGGTTTAACTTCAATCAGTTCTTCTACTATCATGCCTTTGGCGTTCCGATACTTCATATAGAAGTCTGGAAAATATCTGTGCAAACGATTGTCTACCGGTGATATATAAGGTATAATGATTTCTTCTGATCCCCACTTAAGTACAGAAGGATTGTTATCCAAGTAAACCATGAATCTACGCTCTAATAATGAACGATAAATAATGTTTGTAGGATTCCCTTTGTACTTATTTGGATTCTTCGGTCTAAACTTTCCTTTATAAGACATAAATAACTATAAAGTATATATTACAATTCAATTATGGGCATATTTAAAAAATCAAAAAAATCACTTAAGAATCATATAGGTTCTGTTAGTGGCGATCTCAATTCAGCGTTTTCTAAATTAAAAAGTAAATTTGGAAGTGTTGGTAACTTCTCAAACTCTTTTGATCAAAGAATCTCAGATGGATTATCTGATCTACTTACAGGTGCTACAGGTATTCGTACATCTAACATACCAGAAATCTCTAATGAAGTACTAGCTTCAAAACAAAAGAATAGAGAGGCCAGAGCTAAAGTTCTTAATAATGCTATGGGTGGTAGAGCTTCAGATACACCAAGTAAAGGTGTAAAACTTCAATTTCCAGAAAATTTTAATACAGAGAATGGTGATGGTTCTTATGGTCTAACAAACTACATTCACTTTCGATCTTTACCATTAAGAAATGGTAAGAGAGGTGCTGTTGGCGATAGAGAAGATACTCTTTATGATATCTTCTTATATGTACCAGAAGAAATGACTGATGGTACAGAACTTACATATAAAGCTGGAGAGAAAGGTATACTAGAATCTATGATATCTAAATTATTTACATTGGGTGAAGGTACAGATCAAAATATAATGGGTCAAGTCGGACAAACTGTAAAAGAAGCTGTTCTCGGAGATATAGGTAAAGCCGCTGCTGGTAAGGTTATCAATCCTATGAAGTTTCAATTATTTGAAGGTGTAGAGTTTAGATCATTTACATATACTTTTGTTTTATATCCAAAGAATTCAAAAGACTCAGAGATTATTAGAGAGATAGCATACGCTTTTAAATATTCTTCATTACCAGCTTCAAAAGATAGGTTGTATTCATTTCCAAATGAATTTGCTATCAGATATCATGGACCAATAAAGAAATGGATGGACTTTCCAATGACTTCTGTTTTAACAAAAGTAGAGACTAATCAATCTACAGCTGGATCAGCTAGAATGGTTGACGGTGCACCAGTAGCTATGGAACTATCTTTGACATTCCAAGAAGTAATGACATTAGATAGAGGTAAATATGAAAAACGAGTAGCTGCTTTTAAAAATCAATCAGGTAGTCGTAGAGAAAAATCTCAAGAAGGTGGTTCATTAGATGATATCATGAATAGAAGAGGTACTGATGTAAGTTTGTCAAATAGAGTCAAAGATAGAGTGGGTATGGACGCCGAGAACAGAGCTGGTCAAACGGTTGACGGTGAGTATAACTTTAACCCATTTGATTAGGAGTAACTATGGCAGAAGGATTTTTTAAAAATATACCGAATATAAACTATGACTTTAAAAGTGATGGTAAGTTCTTTGAAGCTAAAGACTTATTTCGTAAAGTTTCTGTTTGGAGTTATCTACAAGAAGGTATCTCAGGTTATAATTATTATCGTATAACAGATGGTGAACGACCTGATGTATTAGCATCAAGATTATATGGAGATGGAACATTATACTGGACATTCTTTTTAGTCAATGAAAATCTACAAGACATGAATGATTGGCCTAAGTCACAACAACTATTACATAAATTTATAACTAGAAAATATTCAGGTACAGTACTACAAGCTTCAAGTTCAACAGACATAGTTTCATTCAATCATAATACTAATGTTTCGAGTAAGTTTACATTAGGTGAAAAAGTATCTCAATCATCATCAGATGCTTATGGTTTCGTTACTAAAATTGATCCGACACATAATAGAATAGTATTAAATAGTGTACAAGGTACATTTACAAACAATACAGTTGTTGGTAGTGATTCATCTAAGAGTTTTACTGTAACTTCTGTAATTGATGAAAGAGACGCTGTACATCATTATACAGATAGTAATGATTTACTTACAACTGTATCTACAAACAACACACCAGTTTCAAATGAAAAATATGAGAGGGACTTAAACGAAGAAAGACATTTAATAAGATATATCGAACCAAGATATATAGATACTGTTATTCGTGAATTCAAAGAAATAGTAAGAGACTAAATTATGCCAGCAGCTTTAGACACTTCGTCACCATTAAGTTACGAATTAGAAATCATGTCAATCGTGAATAACGAAGGTGACGGATTTGATATTAGAGAGATATTTCAGGAATGTAATATCTATGAATCTATACATAGAAATTTTCTATTAGGTGAAGTTATCATAGCCGATCAAGTAGGGTTTTTAGAAAATGCTAAACTCTTTGGACAAGAATCTATAAGAATTAGATTTAGACAACCCGTCGGTCTACAAGGTGATGAGATAGATGAAGATGATGTAATTGATCAAGTATTCAGAATCTATAAAATAGATTCAGTAATGAGAATGAAAAACTCATCTCAAGCTTTCAAACTAAATTTCTGTTCAACAGAAATGATTAAATCAAAAAGAGAAAGAATAAGTCAAGCCTTTAGAGGTTCAATGACAGACATAGCTCAAGTTATAGCTGAAGATCATTTAGACATTCTTCCAGAAGGTGGTGATAAAGGTGTTGGACAACCATGGTGGGAAGTGAGAGAAAAATCTCAAGGTGATAATTATCATGTAGTCATTCCAAATTGGACAGTAGGATATAGTATTAATTGGTTGTGTAAACAAGCTCAAGGTATTGATTCAAATAGTGGGTTACAAGATTCATTCTATTGGTATCAAACAGCTAATGGTGGTTATAGAATACAATCACTAGCTAGTATGATGGAAATTGAATATGGTGGTGGTAGACCATTTGTGTATTCTTCTGATTTTGGTGGAGAAGGAAAAGATTTACCATATGATGTAACTGATACTGATGGTGCCGTTGGTATGGGTCGTAGAGTATTAGGTTATAAAGTTGAAAGTCAAGCTGATGCTTTACGAGGTATTACAGAAGGATTATTTACATCTAAACAAACAACAATCGATAATACATTTAAATTCTATACACAAAAAACATATAACTTCTTAGAGAAACATTTTAGTGGTGAAGGTCAATCATTATCACCACACCCATTTATTCGTACACAACCAGAAACACTACATATAGGTGGAGCTGCTGATGAAGGAGATGTAAGTATTGTAGGATCAATAGAAGATAAAGCTATAGGTGATTTTAATAATGCTTATCATATTTTAACTAGTGATGCTTCTTTTGTAAATGATGATAAAGATGATATACATCAAGCTAATCATTTTACACACTTAGGTTCATCTCAGTTTAGAAATGCTGCTAATCAATTATTAAAATATAATACTATGAGTGTAGCGTTATCAGCTAGAACAGATATCTCTGTTGGTACATTAATAAACTTAGAACTACCATCTGTTAGACCAGGTGAAGATTCTATAGAACAAAAGTTTCAAGGTGGTAATCATTTAATTACACAAATTAAATGGACTTTAAGTAGAAATGAATTAAGAACGAATCTAAAAGTTGTAAAAGATTCATTAATGAATAATATTGAAACAACAGAAATGGAATATGGTGAGACAGAAAAAATATGATGTATCAAGGTAAGACAGGATTTAATTGGTTTACGGGTGTTGTAGAAGACAGAAACGATCCGTTGTTTTTGAATAGAGTTCGTGTTAGAATATACGGTTCTCATTCACACGACAAACAAATGATCGCTACAGCTGATCTACCATG